TGCGTAGATTTTTCCTCCAAGTTTTTGCCATCTTCTTGAGAAGGCGTAGTCTTCTGATAAGTATCTTCCGTCATCGTCTTTCATTGTATCAAAAAACAGGTATGTGTTTTCTGAATTAAATTCTTTTCCATTTAATATTTGGTCTGAAACATATTTTAAATCTTGATATGCTTCTTTCATCTTAATTAAACACTCTCTTTTAATTAACATGAAACCTGTTGCAGCGTCTAATACCTCTGCAAAACCTTTATCTATTTTTATTTCACCCTTGTTTGCAAAATTTAAAACATAAGGATGACACAAGTTTTGATAATCTTTTTCATTCTTAATTAGTTCTGGCATCATCTTCCAACTAATTAATTTCATTGGATATGGTGCACAGATAATATCTTTGTCATACTCAAAGTATCTTTTTAAATTATCTGGACTAAATCCAATGTCCGCATCTATAAATAATAAATGCGTAAACTTTTCGTTGTCTAAAAAATTAGCAACCAAAGTATTTCTAGCTCTAGTTATTAATGACTCTTGTCCAAGAGTTTGTATATTTAAACCTATTTTATTTTCTAAACAAAAATTTTGTAGTTCTAAAACTCCATGAAGATAATCCTCTGTGAGCATACCTCCATAACAAGGTGTTCCTACAAATAATTCTATCTTAGCTGACACTAACAGATTCACTACCTAAACTTGCGGTCAAAGTCAAGGATGACACTAATAAAGTAGCGTTATCTGATTTAAAAGTTGATGTTATCTTTCTATCGTCAGCAGTCACACCAAGTGATTTTAGTAATACACTAACTGAACCATTTTCTAATTGTTCAGCAGGATTTAATTTTTTTGGTGTTCTCGCATCTTGTAAAGCTTGTGCGTCTGGCTTGTGCTTTCTAGGCTCAAGCTGTGGATGTTTAGCTTCAAACTCAGACCTGTGTACAAAAGAACCATTCCATTCTTTTACCATTTCCTTGTAAGGAAACTCCATACCACTTCTATCTGATATGGCTTTCGCATACTTTCCTGTAGCAAAAGGCATTAGATGTTATACCTTAAATCTGGTTTAATAATCATATCTACTTTTTCTCTGTTATCTTCCATAGCTCGTTTGAGCTCCTCTTCATATAACATTTTAAGTTCTTGTCTTCTTTGTATTTCTATTTGTGGTCTACGCAAAGCTAAATAATATGCAAGTCCACTTACAGCACAAGGCAAAAATCTATCTGGCATATCAACTGTTTCTGTTGAAGCCGTAATATCTTCTATTCTTCTTCTTTCGTTAAACTTAAATACATCAGCGTTATCTGGTGTAGGATATAAAAATACTTTTGGTGTTACTTGTTTATCTAAAAAATACTGTGAAGGTCTACCAGTGTCAGCCTTGTTTGGTATTTTAAGGTAATCATCTCTACTTATTCTTTCTAATTCAAAGTCTGTAACTGTTGAATCAGAGTTTGTTTTTTGTATGACTGCCTCTGTAATATCTACTGTGTGACTGTTAAGTGTATAACTAGCAGTGTTTGCTGTTAAAGTTTGAGTTGACTCTGTTACAGTCCATAGTTGAATATTTCTATTACTCCACTCTTGTAATAATAAATTTAATTGTCTTCTGCCTACAGATGCTTCTTTACCTGTTTGTGGTTCTCCACCAATACGAGCATAAGCATCTTCTATGATTTCATCAACAGCAAGAGTAAAAGTTCTAGTTCCAGAGGTAGCCATAATATTAATATGTTTTTGATAATTTTAAAATAATTGTATAGTGGTCTCCATCAGTATGTCCTGTTGTTGTTAATAGTAAATCACCATTAATACCAGAACCTGCGTTGTTAGTTATACCACCAAAATCTCTAAAATCCATGTAACCTTGTGATGTGTGTGCACCATTACTACCTAAAACTTTACAAATAACATTTGAGGATGCGTTCCAAAGTAAATCTACTCGCATACCAAATATGTCATAGTATATTTCTTCTACATTTACTCTTGAGCAAGCATCTCCGTTTGCACTTTTGGCTAATGCTGATACATCAACTTTAGTAACTGCACTTTCACCAGAGCCATCAGATATGTTTGTTAGTTTTACAAGTATGTTTTTTGCACCAACATTATCACCAATTGTTTGTGACGTTACTGCATCAGCCATGTTTGCCTCCTAATATAATTAATTTTATTTCGCTCCTAAATATTAATAGGAGCGAAGATATTGTTTTACAAATGTCCATTAAAATACTGAGTATTCTAATTCTACTGTAAATCTACCCGCAGTAATATCTGCGTTTACTGCTGTAGTAGCAAAAGCATATAAGTTTTTGCTAGCAATAGCAGCCGTAATATTTGGAACAAATATGTGGTAGTTACCTGCAGTGTTGTTAAAATTCACATCAACCTCTGTGATTGATTGTGTAGCACTTAACTGCTCGTTAAAAGATGTTACACCCGCACCAACGATTTCAGTTCCAGAAGAAACTGCTGCGTTAGTTGCTGTACCAGAAGTTGCACTTAATGATAAACCACCAACAAGAGTTTGTTACTAGTCCGTCTGGTGCGTCTGTGTTTAGTGCACCAAGTTCTACAAGAACATCTCCATCTCCATATGCAGTCGATGCAGCGTTTGTAGCTGCTAATGAGCCTGCAAATGATTGAATTTTTCTAGTTCCCATAGATATAAGTTGTCCAGTAGAGTTTACTGAAAAACCTGTTTCTGTAATAGCACCAGAAGTGCTATCTTTATTTATTACATTGAATCCGGCTTCTGAACGTACCGAACCGCTAAAAGTTGTATTAGCCATTTTAAACCTCGTAGTTAAATTATATCATCTCTTCTACATCGTCTGCTAGGGCAGTTGATATAATTGTTATCCCTAGAAATAAAAAAAAGGAGGGGAAAAATCCCCTCCTAATCCGTACTTTATGCTCCCGGTGAACCGAAGATACATCTCCAGTCTGAGAATCCGAAAGAATATCTTTCAGATGCTTTGAAACGCATGTTTCCTGTTTCGAAATCTGGCTCCATTGATGTTTTCAAAGGTCTTCTTTGGAACATCTTTAGTCCAGTGTTAGTCATGTCAGTTAAGATAAAGAATGCATCTGTATCAGTTAAATAGTGGTTTACTACATAACTTTCTGGAAGCATGCCCATAGTTCTTAACGCATTTGTGTCGTTATCAGCAGTACCAACTCTTAGGTCACTCTTCAAAATTCTTTGAGCAGTGAACGCTAATTCTTTTGGTATTACTAGCTTTCTAGCTTGTACCGCTACTGGAATATTTCTGTCATCAGCGAAACCACCAATCGAAATGATTGCGTTTTCTAAAGATGATTCAGAAAGGTCAGCAGCCGTGCTTGGCTCGTTAGCTTGGTCTCCTGCTGCCACAGTTGGGTGGTCAGTGGTAATTAATGGTTTACCATCACCGCCCGGAAAGCTTGTGCTGAATGCATTGTTTAATACATTCGCTGCTTTTACCTGCTTTGTGTAAGCCATTGAACGAGCTAGAGCAGCAGTATATCTTTTTGATAAAGTATCATAAAGATTATCTTCTACAGCTTCTTCAGTGATTGCAAAAGCAAGTGCAATTGTTTCATGCACATATCTTGCAGTCCACTGTTCTGAAGCAGTATCAAATTCTACTGAAGCACCCTCTGACTTAGTTGGTGCAGCACCAAAGCCTGTGATAAGAGTTTCCTCTTCAAAAGCTCTGTCTGATGTTTCTTCTGTAAAGATTTCAGCGTGTTCACGCTCCCATCTTTTGTACTCCATACCGAATAGGGCGTGGAGTCCCGGTTCCAACTCTTTTACAAGTTGGGTTCTTGATATAACAGCCATGTTATTGTCCTCCTATTATACGCCCGGTGTACCATCAGCATCAATATGTTGGTTAAGTTCATGTTCATGAATTGTAACCTCAAGGATACCATTGGTTCCGTACGAGTTTTTTGGACTGTCAAATTTACGATGGATTCGTAAGTTTGCAGTACCAGTTCCTGTTGTTCCACTAATTTCAAATCTGCTTTGTCCAGTTAAAGTGTCACCAGAACCTGCAACTATGTCAGCATTGTTACCAATGTCTGCAAAGTCAGCAGAGCCTGCTGATTGGACAGCATAAACGATATTAGGGTCGTCATAAATGTAAGCAGTGACATCGCCACTTGCTTGAGTGGTAGTTCCAGTTGGGAAGTATTTAACAAACTTTACCTCTCCGTCTGTTGCAGTATATTGAGCTCCTGCGAATACACCTAAAATTCTGTTACCGGCAGCAGCTACATCAATGTAGCCTGTTGCTAATAATTTAACACAATCACCAGTAAAAATATTAGATGATGTTCCGCTAGCTATTTTATACTCATTAGCACGAATTTGTCCGCCTGTTAAATGTCTCACTGGTCTTAAACCGAATGCGGCATCTACATTAGCCATATTATTCTCCTAATTGTTAAATAGTTAAAACCCGCACTCTCGTCTAAATTATTCTGCACCTTTCTTTTTACCATAAGATACAGAACTATTACGCCTTTGTGTTATTGGCATTGATGGATTTTGTTCTTTTAATAAATCATTATCAACGGCTTCAGTCTGCATTTGAGTTTTGTTTTCAAAATACTCTTTTTTAGCATCTGCCATTTCCTCTGAAATCTTAGCTAGAACTAAATCCCCACTTCCAATCACGCCTGCGTATTTTCCAGACTCGTGTACAGGGACATCAAAATCGGGGTGTTCTTCTTTTTTAACGAACTCATAGCCTTCACGCTTACGTTTAGCTATGTTTCGAGCGTCATCCTCCCCACCCGTACTCACTCTTAACCATCTGTATTTAACGCCATCGACATTAGGTTTTGGAGCATCTAGATATGAAGGAGGTGTATAAGTTACTTTTCGTTTCTGATGAGACCTAGATGTGCTCGCATCAGACGATGTTTTATTTTTATTGGTCATTTGTGTTCCTCACAAACTTGGCATATTCAGTTGGTGGCACACCTAGTCTTTTAGCCATTGCCAATTGGTTAGGGGTCAGTGAGACCTTCTTAGGTGCGGATTGTCCACGAGATACACTCGCTACGACTTGCTTTGGTGGTTTTACTTCCTTCTTCATAACAGGAAATGCATCCTCCAAACGTCTGTCTAATTCAGAATAATACTCCTCAGACGAGGGATTGTATCCTTCCATTTTAAGTTGGGCATCAATAGCATACGCTGCTCCCGTTTTAGCTGCATCTTGACCAAACCATGAATTAGTCTGGGCCCATTGCAGGGCTCTTGGGTCTGGTTGTTGTGCTGCTTGTTGCTCAGTAGGTTGTTGTTGAGCTTGCGGTGTAACCGATGGATACACTGGTGTCTCTGGCTCTGGAGCATCAAAAAGATGTTTTTGATTTTCCAAAGATTTTATTTCTACTTTCGCATCTGCAATTGATTCGGCTGCTCTCAAGATACCTTCAGAGTCTCCTGCCTCATGTGCAGATTTATGTTCGCTGCGTGCTTTCTCCAAAAGTTTCTCGGCTGATTCAAGTCTGCTCTCGTAGTGATTCTTTTGAAGTTGTTTGTAATCTTTATTTAGTGTGTTGTTTTTTTGCAACTCACCCTCTAGTTGAGCTATTCTAGATGCATATTGATTACGCTCATTTTCATAGACGCTCTTCTGCCTAACAAGGTCGTCTATTCTTCGTTGAAGTCTTGATTTCTTTTTTGGTTGTTCTTCTTCATCTTTCTCCTCTATAGGTTCGGATTTAGTTTCTACAACCTCTTCTTCCTTCTCTTCTTCAACATTCGCTTCTTGAGTTTCTGGCTCATCAGCGTCTGCCGTTTCCTCTGGCTGTTCAGATTCCTCTACAGTTTCTAATGCTTCTTCTGCATTAAACTCCTTGAGTTTTTCTTCCTTGCCATCATCAACGACTTGCATCGGCTTTTTAGCCGAAGAGTCATGTATAATTTGCATAGGTTTCTCCTAAGAATTTTACGCTGTTGTAATAACAGCTAGTCGAAATAAACTAACTTATTTCGTTAACATCTGGAACTACTCCCAGAATTTCATCATCGTTCATAATTCTAAGTTCTACTTGTCCGAACTTAAATCTATGACCTGCATATTTACCAAACATAACATAGTCACCTAGTTCACACCAAGATTGTGTCATGTCATCTCTTTTGTATGCATCAGTACCAATCTCTATTACTTTACCGATTGATGCTATTGCTCTGTGGTCTTCTAAAGACTTGCTTGGTAAATATATACCCATGTTAGTTTTGTTAGCTACATCTAATACTTTTATAAGTATTCTATGACCAACTGGTTTTGGGTACTTGTCGTTTTTTAATTCTATTTCTTCTAGTTTAAAAGTTGTGCTACTCATCATCTTCCTCTATGTATTTAGAAGACTCCCTTATCAAATCTCTAG